ATATTTATTAATAAGGAGAATCAATATGGCAAACCAAGTTCCTAGTATATGGCCAGGATCATCATCATTCTTTCCAGGAGATACACCCTTTGGATTATATGATAATGATACTCAATTCCAATGCGATATAGAGAAAGCAGCTGATTGGTGTGGTAAAAAACTTGGTTATCCCTTAGTTGATATAGAACTTCAACAACAAAACTTCTTTGCTTGTTTTGAAGAAGCGGTAAGTGAATATAATGCTCAAATAAATTATCAAAATATTAAGGATAATCTATTTACTTTAAAGGGCGAAAGCACGGGTTCTAATTTAACCCATAGAAATATAACTCCTACTCAGAATAATATAGTTCGCTTAAGTAATACATATGGTACTGAAGTAGGTGTCGGTGGGAAAGTACCATGGAAAAGAACTTCTATTTCTGTAGTTAAAGATACTCAGACTTATGATTTAAATGCTTTAGTTGCTGATGTAAGTGAAAGTGGAAAAGCTATTACTATAAAAAAATTACATTATGAAGCAAAACCAGCAATAACGAGATACTTTGATCCATATGTTGGAACTGGGAATAATAGTCAAGCTATGTTAGATGGCTTTGGTTGGGGAAATATGAGTCCAGCAATAAGTTATGTCTTAATGCCAATGTATGCTGATTTATTGAGAATCCAGGCCATAGAATTTAATGATATGATTAGAAAGTCAGCATACACTTTTGAGTTGATTAATAATCAGTTGAGGATTTTTCCAATTCCAGACTCTAATTATAATTTCTGGCTTGATTATGTTTTAGATGAATCTACATCACCAATCTCCGGATCTAGTGGTATTGGAAGCATTAGTGATTTTTCGAATATACCATATAACAATATGACTTATTCTCAAATCAATCAAGCTGGTAAACAATGGATAAAAAAATATACAGCTGCACTATCAAAAGAACTATTGGGAATAATTAGATCAAAATATGGTGAAATTCCAATTCCTGGTGGTGGGGTTTCTATGGATGGAGATACCTTAAGGAGTGAGGCTTCAACAGAAAAAGATTCATTGATTGAAAGACTTCGTGAAGATTTAGAAGCAACTAGTAGAAGAAATATGTTGGAAAGAGAAAAAGAAATTTCTGAGTTCCAACAAGAAACTTTGGGAAGAAATCCATATCCAATTTATGTGGCTTAGAAAATTATGGCAATATTCGGTGGAATACGAGACGTAAAGCTTTTTAATAGTTTAACCCGAGAAATAATGTATACTTGGGTAGATACTCAAGTGGATGTTTTTAAGACTTCTTTACCGGATAATCACGTTAATTTATATGGTGAAGTTAATACCAATAGGGTTTACCTAACGGCAGTCAGGGTTCCATCTCTAATAACTCATGAAGATCAAGCTTGGCCAGATACAGAATTTGGACCAGATGTTACACAGGGAGCTACTTTTGCATTTGCTAGAGAGATATTAAAAAATACTTCTAATTTAGTAATAGAAGTTGGAGATATTTTAGGATGGAATGAATCTTATTATGAAATAGATTCTATAGTTGAGAATCAATTCTTTTTAGATAAGAATCCAGACACAACAAAAGAATCAAAAGAATATTCTAGAGAAGTTTTAGATAAATTTGGATCAAATGTATCAATTATTTGTTCTGCTCATCTTACTAGGAGAAGTGCACTTTCAATAGAAAGAACAAATGTTGGAAATCCTGGATTATATGGATAGGAATAATTAAATGGGAAAAAGAATACCAGCACCACAGAAAGATCCTCGACAAAATAATAATCGGGCCAATCAGATTAGACGGGATAAGGATAATGTTGGTAATTTTAATGTCGGGATTTATGATATAGATGAAACCATTAAATACTACTTTGATGAAGTTATAAAACCTCAAGTTAAGAATAGTAATGGTGAGAGTCAGAGTGTACCAATTATATATGGAGATCCTCAAAGATGGAAATCTGCTCAAAAATCTGGATTCTATAGAGATAAAGATGGTAAGATCCAATTACCGCTAGTAATGTATAGAAGAACCAGTATAGCCAAAGTGAAAGATTTATCTAGACATTTTGATAATGAGGATAATAATTTATATCAAACTTTTGATAATGAAAGAACTCAGATTAACAGGTATGATAATTTCTCAGTATTAATTGGAGCTAAACCCGTAAAAGAACAATATAAGGTAGTAGTTCCAGATTATTTAGATATGACATATGAATGTATAGTTTGGACTGATTTAATTGTACAAATGAACAAGATAATTGAATCTATTCAATATGCGGATGATATGTATTGGGGAAACCCTGAAAGATTTAAATTTGCAGCTCAATTGGGAGAGTTTTCAAATTCAGTTGAGGTTTCTGCAGGGGATGATAGAATGGTTAAAACAACCTTTAGCATAAATATGAGGGGATATGTTATACCAGAAGCATTACAAAAGAAATTAAGACATGCAAGTGAAAGATCGTTAACAAAAAGACAACTAGTTATATCCGAAGTAGTTGTTAGTGATATTAATAATTTGCCTATTCCAGGCGAGTAAAAGTTATATAGGAGAATATAATAATGGATAAGAAAACAAAATTTTCGGAAGAAGAATTAAATGAATTAAAAGAAATCCGAGATAGTTATGAATTTATTACCCATGAATTGGGTCAAATGGAATTACAAAAGATTTTTATTTTAGAAAAAGATAAAGAGATAAGAGAAAATTTAAAGATATTGAAAGAACGAGAAGTAAAACAAGCCGATAAATTACAGAAAAAATATGGGGTTGGAACTTTAGATATAGAGACTGGAGAATTTATCCCCTCATAATGTTCTATAATTGTTTTTTTGATTTTTTTAGTGATATTTATATTTGGAATATAATATACCTAATTGTTGATTTAATGGAGTATTTAAATGGCTGAAAAAATAGTTAGTCCTGGCGTATTTACCCAGGAAAATGATTTATCATTTGTCCCTCAGGGGATAAGTGAAATTGGTGCGGCAATAATCGGACCAACGGTAAAAGGTCCTGCCTTTGTACCGACTATACTACAATCCTTTGAGGATTATGAAGAAATGTTTGGTGGATTGAGTGAAGATACTTATATACCATATACTGTAAAAGAATATCTTAAGAATGCTGGAACTGTAACAGTAGTTAGAGTTTTGGATATGGGAGGTTACTCTGTAACTCCTTTAGGAATTCAGGCTTCTTCTGGTGATGGTAATGCTGCAGCTTATGCAACAGGTTCTATAACGTTTCTTGGTACATTTGGTACAGTAGTAGATGATGAAGTTCAGATTACTGTTGGTAGTACTGAATATAGATTTATAGCAGCTGATCCAGCTGGAGGCGGAGTCCCAGCTGATTCATCCCCTATATTCTTTTTGGCAACGGGATCTTCCATTGCCAATTATGTAACTCAATTAGTTGCAAAAGTTGATGCCCAATCAATCGGAGTTGATACTACTGCTGCTACAGCTGATTTCCAATTAACTGCATCTACTGCAGGTACTTCTGGAAACAGTATTTCAGTTGATACTGGTTCGGCTTCAACTTTTAGTGATGTATTAACATTACAGGGAGGACTTGCTGATACATCAACAGTTAGTAGTTTAGTTTCCGTGATACATCCATCCGAAAATTCAAATGCAATAGGTGGAACTTTTTCTAAGACAACTAATGCAGCTGTAGCCTCGGCTGAGAAATCCTATAATACATTGAATTTTGTATTATCGGGCTCTGCAGATACAGCCGGAACTACGGTTTCTTGTTCATTAAATCCTGCAAAAGATAATTTTATTGCTAATATATTTGGTGATACTCCTAAAGCTTCTAAAAAGGGATATCTATATCTTAATTTTAGACAATTTTTATCGTCTTCTGCTAATACACTAAAATCTGGATCGTTTGTAAAAGCGGTAACATTAGATGTAAATGGTGGTACTGGCGGATCTGATACGAGTCCAAGATATAGTGCAGCTTCAACTCCAACTATTGTTTCTCAACATATAGGAGCTCCAGTATCAATATATGGTTCGTTATCTACATCAGATCTATTTACTGTATATCATAGAGCTCATGGAACATCAACCAATAAAGATTTAAAGATAACAATATCTAATGTTAAATTTGCAAGTGAGGTTCCTAACAGTGATTATGGAAGTTTTACTTTAAATGTTAGAAAATGGGATGATTCAGATAAAAGACCAGTTAGTATTGAAACATGGACTAACTTAAATATTAATCCAGATTCTCCTAATTATTTTGCTAGAGTCATTGGTGATCAATATGTAACAATTGATTCTGCTGGTAAGCTAATTAAGAATGGAGATTATCCAAATGGATCTAAATATATTTATGTTACTCCCGATGCAGCGGTTAATAATGGTTCAGTAGCAAAAGGATTAGTACCCTTTGGTCATGCTACTATAAAACAGCCAGTAGGTACAGATTTTGGTAATTTACCAACTGCATCTTTAAAGATTAGTCAAACAGATACCGGTCAACTTGGAGGTACATATAATAAGAACTTTAATTATGGATTTGATTGGGCTAACATTACAACAGCAAATGATAATATAAATTATCTTATGCCTTTGGATGAATCTTCTCCAGTAGCTGGAAATAACAAAGTATTTAATCTATCAACATTAAAAGTTCATCCTAGTGCCTCAACTGGTGCAGGAATTGGATTATCATCTAGTGCATCCCCAATAAATGCTAGAAAATTCTCAATACCATTTCAAGGTGGATTTGATGGTATAAATCCAGCAACTTCTAAAAATACTGGAACTGCAATTGCTAATACAAATACAATGGGATTTGATGTTAGCACAGGAACAGCAACTGGAACTAAATCATATAAGAAAGCATTAGCTTCAGTATCAAATCAAGATGAATTTGATATTAATATGATCTTAACTCCTGGTATAATATCTAGGTTATCTTCAGCAGTTGCACAAAAAGCAATAGATGTATGTGAAGATCGTGGAGATTGTTTCTATATAATGGATTCAGTAGGAGTAACCGATACAATTTCAACTGCTACTACGGAAGCTGATAGCTGGGACTCTAGTTATTCAGCTACTTATTATCCTTGGATGAAATATAGAGATACAAACCTCAATAAATATATTTGGGTACCACCATCAGTATTATTACCTGCAGTATTTGCATTTAATGATCAGATAGCAGCTGAATGGTATGCTCCAGCAGGATTGAATCGCGGTGGTATTACAAATGCAACTGATGTTTACACAAGACTAACTCATGATGAAAGAGATGATCTTTATGAAGGTAGAGTTAATCCAATAGCAATCTTTCCTGGACAAGGAATAACAGCTTGGGGACAGAAAACACTACAATCTAAAGCAACAGCATTAGACAGAATCAATGTTAGAAGATTATTAATCAACTTAAAGAAATTCGTTGCTTCTACTTCAAGATACTTGGTATTTGAGCAGAATACAACTGCTACTAGAAATAGATTCTTATCTACTGTTAATCCATATTTGGAAAGTGTACAACAGAGACAAGGTTTATATGCTTTTAAAGTAGTAATGGATGAAACGAATAATACTCCGGATATAATTGATAGGAATATATTAAAAGGTGCTATATATCTACAGCCAGCCAAGACTGCAGAATTTATAGTCGTAGATTTCAATATAATGCCTACTGGAGCATCCTTTGAAGATTAAAAAATAAAAAAATAGATATTTATATTAGAATAAGATATAGGAATACAGAAACATGGCAGAATTAATTGATCCAAATGAAATAATGTTTACGGCATTCGAGCCTAAACTTGCAAATAGATTTATAATGTATATTGATGGAATTCCTTCATTTATCTGTAATAAGTGTTCCAGACCTGATATTACAATGGCACCTGTTAAGATAGAGCATATGAATACCTATAGAAAAATACTAGGAAAAGCAGAATGGGGAGACGTAACAGTTTCACTATATGATCCTATTGTTCCCTCGGGAGCTCAAGCAGTAATGGAATGGGTACGTTTAGCTTATGAATCTGTTACTGGAAGATTTGGATATTCAGATTTTTATAAAAAAGATGTTACCATAAACGTATTGGGTCCTGTCGGAGATAAAGTTGAGGAATGGACTTTAAAGGGAGCTATGCCAACTGGAACTGCTCCGGCTGATCTAGATTGGTCTTCAAGTGAGGTTTTAGGAATTGAATTGACTTTAGCGTTTGATTATGCTATACTTCAGTACTAAGATTCATTAAAAAATATTGCAGTATTAATCTCTCTCACTTGGTATTGCTAATTAACCCCTATTTTTTAGGGGTTTTTTATTGTTAAAAATTTAAATGGTTTAATATTTATTACAAAGGTTAATATACTTAATTAAAAAGGAGAAAGTTATGTCAAGATCGTAGACCCTGATTATCCAAAAAAACAAGAAAATAAAGAATTAAAAGAAAAATTAATTCAAGAATACCAAGGTGAGCAAGTAAAAGAATCACAATTTCCAACAGAAGAAGTAGATCTTCCAAGTAAGGGTCTTGTATATCCAAAAGATAGTCCACTCTCTAGTGGTAAAATTGAAATGAAATATATGACTGCTAAAGAGGAAGATATTCTTAGCAATTCTAACTTTATTAAAAAGGGAACTGTAATTGATAAGGTTCTAAGGTCCCTAATAGTAACTCCAATAGATTATAATGATCTCTTAATTGGTGATAAAAATGCTATACTATATGCAGCAAGAGTTTTGGGTTATGGAAAAGATTATGAAGCAGAAGTTATTGATCCAGAAACAGGAGATAAGCAAAAAGTAACCATTGATCTATCTGAAATTAAAAATAAGGATATAGATGAGAAAGATTATACTCGTGGAGAGAATATCTTTAATTTTCTTTTACCTACTTCAAAAGTAAAAGTTTGTTTTAAGCTATTAACACATCGTGATGAAACTTCGATTGAAAATCAACAAAAAACACTAAAGAAGAGCGGAAAACCATCTGCAGAAATAACTACTAGATTAAAAAATATGATTCTTTCTATAAATGGGGATGAAGATCTTAAATCTATAAATGATTTTGTGGATAATAAACTATTAGCGATAGACTCTTCAGCATTAAGAGGTGAAGCATTAAGAATCATGCCTGATTTGGAATCTAACTTTACTTATTATTCAGAGTCTTCCGATAAGGAATTCAAATTGGATATTCCCATTGGGATTAACTTTTTTTGGCCGGGGGCCTAACTATAGGTCCATTCTATTTGATCAGTTATTCTATTTAGTATATACTGGAAAAAGCTTTACCTTTACTGAAGTTTATAATATGCCTGTGCCTTACCGTAGGTACTTTATAGATAAGCTTTCCAATATAATTGATGCTCAGAATAAGGAAGTTCAGAAAGCTCAGAGCAATCAAAAGGTACCTGGGCAAAGATTTCCAAAAAATTATAAAAAATAAGAATTTTTGATATTTATAATTGATAAATACATCAAGGAGACAAAATGAAAAAATCCGAATTAAATGAGAAGTTTTTTGGAATGGAATGGAGCAGTATTGCAGCTGGTTTAATTTCCTTTCTAATCGGTAATCAAATTAAAAATAAATTAGTTAGAAAAAAGGTTATGAATGATCCCAAAATAAAATCAAAAATTAAGGATCTTACAAATCGAGCTATGGACGTCCAAAAAGAAATGGAGAAAGTAGTTAAAGATCAAGAAGAATTTTTAAAAACCCCCTGGAAATAAATAGATGGCAAAGATTTTTGGTAAGGATTTTGGATTGGACCCTGCTGCCGGTAGTGGCGCTAAGGATTTTGCTGATAGCATGGATCAAGCAGCAAAAGCTTCTGAAAAGATAAAATTAGAAAATGATCTTGGCCTTAAATCATTAAATAAAGCTTTAAATACAACTCAAAAACTAGTAGATGAAGCTAAATTAAATCAAAAACTACTTGAGAAGAGAAAAAAAGATCAAATAGATCATGCTAAGATGTTAGCTAAGCAGGGCGCTAGTATAGAAAAGCGCAAGAAAGCTGAATTAAAAATAGCTGAAACACATAATAAGATTGCAGAACACACCAAAACAATCCAGGAGAATTCCGAAAAAATAACTAATCTTACAGAAGAAAAAGCAGAATTAGATGAAATTGTTACAAAAGAACTAGAAAAGCAAAATAAGATTGGTAATCTGATAAACATTGGGGCTGCTGTTCTAGTTGGTCTAATAGCTGAGTTGTTTACTAGGCAATCTCAAGTTAGAGAAGAAATGGGGCTTACTGTTGCTCAGACAAATAAATTATTACCAGTAGTACAAGATGTATCTGCAGAATTAACAGATCAAGGAATCAACTTTGAAAAATCAAGTGCAGCTGCAAAAGCTATATATGACTCTACAAAGAATCTTTCAAATGTAACAGCAGAGAATGTTAAAAATGTATCTCTCGTATCCCAAAAATTCGGAATTGCTGTTACAGATACTACTGCCATAGCTCAAACAATGAAAGAAATTGGTGGTTATTCAATGGAGCAATCTACCAATATGATAGCATTTGCAAGTGCAGCATCTGAAGCTGCTGGTGTTGCTCCTGCTGCGGTAATGGCCGATATAGCAGGTTCTGCAGAAACAGCAGCTAAGTATTTTGGAGATAATCCAAAGGCTTTGGCTAAAGCAGCAATAGAAGCAAGAAGGTTAGGTCTTACTTTAGATGATATGGCAGGAGTTGCTGGAGGACTATTGGATATTGAATCTAGTATTGAAAATCAGTTTACCGCCCAGGTATTAACTGGAAAACAACTTAATTTTGATGCAGCAAGAAGGTTAGCATTAGAAGGTGATATTGAGGGAGCTACTAAATCTATTCTTGGCCAAATGGGAAGTATAGGTGAATTTAACAAAATGGATGTTGTTCAAAAAGAAGCAGTAGCAGCAGCTGCTGGATTAACGGTTACCCAGTTATCTACTGCATTGACAAAACAAAAAGCTTTAAATGATATGACTGCAGAGCAAAAGTCGAAATATGAAGGACTTTTAGCTAATATGGAAGAAGGTAATCAATCGGAAGCTGATAAATTATTAAAACAAACAGAATCTTTAGCAATGCAAGAGAAGTTTAATGCATCAATAGATTCTTTGAAAGAAATTCTTCTTGAATCAATAATGCCAGCTTTCGAAGCAGTAACCCCCATTATAGAAAATATATTTAATTGGATAGGTTCAGTAGCTGGATTTTTAAGGGAAAGTAAAGTAGCATTACTTGCAATGGCTGGAGCCGCTGGTTTAATGGTAGCTAGATCTACGATGTTAGCAGGAATTGAATTCCAAGTAGCAGTTGCCAAGATGTTTGCTGCAAATGCTCCCTTAGGTCCAATTGGAGTGATTTCAGCTTTAGCAGGAGTAGCAGCAATGGTGGGCGCTTTTTCTATGATGGATGATATGGTATCTCCTGGTTACGGTCAAAGAGTCTTAAGTAGTCCAGAAGGAAATATAGCTTTAAATGACAAGGACACAATAGTTGCTGGAACAAATCTAGGTGGCGGAGGCGGTAACAGCGCATTAATAGCAAAGATGGATGAATTGATAAGAGTTGTAAAAACAGCAAAACCATTAAACATAGATGGTAATAAAGTTGGAGAAGCAATCTATCTTGGTAATGTACAGAGTGGAGCAGCATAATGGCAATATCTTTAAAATCAAATTTAGTCCAATATTATGAGGATAATGGAACAACTACAGGACCACCACCTGCATTGGATAAGAAGGGTGACTCTATTACGAGATTTAATCAAGTAGATGATTATGGTTCTAAAGTTCCTAAAGCAAGTCCATTATCTCCTATGAAATCAAGAGCTTTAGATTCAAATTCTTATATACCACCAAAGGGATATGGCTTGGAAAATAATACTTGGTTGGGTTTAGTTCCTCCTGCAGTTAATTTCTTTAGCAGTGGTCGATATCCCGGGAATGGTATTAATAAGGAAGGCGGAGCAGTTGGATTCACTACGAAAATGGAACCCAATATGAGTCAGTATTTTTTAAAAGGAGCTGCAGGTGGTGATATAATTGGTGATGGAACTTCTCAGCAATATCAACATATAACTCAAAATCCAGGATATTCTTATTCTAATTTGGGTAATTTGGGTGGAGCAAAAACCCTAGGGGATTTTAATATTAATATTCAACCTAAAAGTTTTTATGAAAATACACGAGGAAAAGAGGAATATAGAATTCCAAAAAGGTGGAAACACTCATTTGTTACTAGTGGTACTGGAGGTTTACACAGGATTACATCACTAGATACTGATAAATTTAGTATGTATAATTTCTATAAGAACCCGGGATCTTTACCACCATTAACTTCATTATATAATCAATCCCAATATTATGGAGATTCCTTAAATTTCAGATCTACTGGAGTAACAACAAATAAGAATTCTTGGGGTACTGCAACAGATCAACCATATATCTTAAGAGGAATTCAAAGAGTAGACTATAAAAAGAAAATTCCTCAAAGGTGGGGCTTTGGGGTTAATTTTGACGATGGATTAATACGGGGTGGAGTAGTAACAGCTATAGATAGAGCTGCTCATGATGCTTTGAGAATTGGAAAATTCTTAATAAGTCCAAAAGGTCTTTTATTTATTGTCAAGCAAGTTGGATTACAATTAACTAATCCTAAAGTAGAAAAAAATATTCTATTGCCCGGACCTTTAGGTAGAAGAACCCGAATCTATAATTTGGGAGTAAACACTTTAGCTCAAGTTGCAGGAGATGCCTTTGGATTCAATATTAAAAGGTGGGGAATCTTTGGATTAAATCCGCCATTAGATAATCCTGCTAAATATGAAAAAGTTGTAAGAGCTAGAAATAAGGAATTTCCAACATTAGATGCTTTTGGGGTTAAGTCTACCCAGCCCCTAACTAATAGACTATTAAAATTAAATAATGATAGGAATTTTATACCGGATCCGACAGTTCCATTGGGTGGTATAATAGATTCGGAAAATATCTGGTATAGATTAACTGGAATAGCCGGCCCAAAATCTGTATATGGAATAGGATTAACAACTATAAGACGATATACTGATACTACCAAACACAATGAATATTATAAGGGAGAAATCAAGGATATCAATATTGGTGATGAACCAAACACATCTGGATTGGCTAATAGCTATTCAACTCTAGCTTATGGTAAATTACAAAAAGATCCCGGAACACCTTTTAATGATTTTAGAAAAAATGCTTTTGATAAAAACCCGGTTGGAAAAATAGGAGATTCTCCTGGAACTATTAAAACTCCATTCATAGGAAATCCAGATGTTGCTAAATATCTTGAGAATAATCCAGTTACCAGATTTGGAATGGGTAAACAAGGATTAACTACAAACATTAATAGAAGTGATTATACAAAACAACTTAAAGATGCAGCTAATGTTCCATTGGGAGATAGAATTAATTCACTTTTGGTTGGTGATAGTAGAGTTAATAGGGAAGGTATAATTGATGAAGGGAAGACTAGAGATTACGTTAAATTCCAATTCAAAGATATAAATGATGATACCCCCAACATAATGGTATTCCGAGCAACTTTTGGATCACTTACAGATAGCTTCAAGGGTGATTGGACTACTAAAAACTATATGGGAAGACCAGATCCAGTCCATGTTTACCAAGGCTATTCAAGAGATATATCTTTTGATTTCACTGTATATGCTGATACAAGAGAAAATATGAAACCCATGTGGCAGAAATTAAATATGCTTGCTTCATATACAACTCCAGAATTTGACAATCAAAGCCGTGCTAAATCACCACTAATGAAATTAACTTTGGGGGATTATTTGATTGAACAACCTGGATATTTAGGTACGCTCACATATACAACAGATGCAGCTCATCCATGGGATATAAATCTAGAAGATAGTGAAGATATGTTTCAATTACCAATGATTATGAAAGTTAATGTTGGTTACACTATAATAAATCAAAAACTACCACAAAGGGGAGCTTGGTTTTTTGGTGATGAAACAAAAGCCAGAGGAACTGAAGAGAGTCCAGGTGATGGATTGGGTAATAGATGGTTAACTCCAAAG